GGCATTAATAAAATTAAATTTATATCCATATTATTTTTTAAAGTTCCACCTAGCTTTTTTATCTCTTATATCTATATGTGTAAAAGTGTTGTAAGAACCTAAACCACCAATATAAAAACCACCTAACATTTCATTTGTTAGCATATTCTCTATAATAGATACAACTTCATCTGGTGTAAATGTATCTATTGTGATGTCTGCTGCTTTACCTAGAATATGTTGGCTTGACTTAACACCCCCTATTGCTTGATTATACGCCTTATTTCTGTAAGCACTATTTATTCTAATAGGCTTTCCTACATACTCCCTAATCTTTTGTAATTGGATAGCCAATAGCTTTACATTTTCTAAAACATCCAAAGGCATATCCTCGCCACTTTTACATTCAAATTCTGATTTGCTAAAGTTATGTGTTAGTTTCATTTATTTAATTTATTAAATACTTTCTCAAAATCTTCTTCTGTAACATTAAGTTTAAAATCTATTCCAGCTATCCATTGGTAAATTGGTTTGCCATCTTTAAATAAAACTAAAATAGGCACTGACCTGATTTTGCTTTGCATTTCTTTAGATTGGTCTTCTAACCACCCAAATTTAACTCTCACACCGCCAATCTTTTCTTTCTTTAAGCTATTCTTATTGTTCCATTTAGCATTGATTTCAAGTAAAGAATATTTTTGAGAAAACAAAGTTGTAGATGTTATCAGTAAAATAATAATAAGAAAACGCTTCATAATATTATTTTTTATCTATAATTTGATATAGCTTTTCATCTATCTTATCCAACTTATTGCTATTATCTTCAACCTTTTTTTGAGTATTCATAATAGTTTCCCTTATTAATTGGTCTTTTAAGTCATACTCCGTTCTCGTTACTTGTGGTTTTGGAAGTTCTTTTGCCAAATCAATATCTTTCTGTAAGGCAAAATACATACCCACAAAAGAAACAACAAAGGATATAATAATAACCAATGTCTTTATGTCTAAAGTGAGTTCTGTATTTTCGGTTATGCTTTTACTCATTGTTATTTTAGAATTTTAAAGAATCGTAATTCAGCCCAAAGAAAGCGTGAACGCCATCTCCATCAATATCAACACTTTTAGACTTCCAACCATAAGGATGGTCAATAACACCAGCTTCATCAGCTTCTAAATCGCTCCATAGAACATCTAAATGCCAATCTTCTGATAAGACTGCTTCTGTTTCTATTTCTCCATCTTCGTCAATTACTGCTTGTTCTAAAACAATATTTCCTAAATGTACGATTGTGTGTTTGTGAGTTGGATATTCGTTTCCATCTTCATCAGTTGCAGTACCTAAAGCATCAATCTTTGTTTGTGCTTGTTCTTTATTGTCAAATTGGTATTTTCCTATTCTATTCATAATATTTACTCTTATTGGTTATACGTGTGTAATTGTTACTTATTTTGTTAATGCTTGTAATTCTGCGTCTGTTAATGCTGTGTTGTAAACTCTTACATCTTTTACGTTTCCGTAGAAATTAGAATTTCCAAACAAAAATTTAAATTCAAGAGTATTTAAAAAATTAGCACTAAACGTAACTCCAGTTGTTATGTGAGTTCCAGCAAGAACGCCATTTATATATACTTTAAAATTATTTGGGGCATATAGAATAGCTATTTTATTACTTGTTGTAATATCTTGCAATGTAAAAGATTGGTTGTACTGCAATGAACCCGCAACCCTTACTTGTGATATTACTTGTTGCGTTGTAGTATTGTAACCGATATTTACTTGGTCATCCCCATCTCCTATTTTTCTTAATTGAATACCTCTCCAACTTAAATCATTACTCAAAGCACTTATCTCCGCCATCAAAACACCCTCTGTTGAATTTATTACTTGCTCATTACCTCCATTATTACAACTATCTCCAACCCTCGTTACTGCACTCCCTTGCGTTGGTATGTACGAAGTAGCGTAGCTTCCTTGTTCTAATTGTGCTCCGTAGATGTAAACACCGCTTGTTCCATCACCTTGATAAGAGAATGAACCATCAGTATTTGATAAACCTATTGAAATAACACCATTTCCACTTGCTAAAGATTGTTGAGTTGCAGTAATTCTATAATATCCATTTGATAATTCTTCTATTTTTGAAGTAATATTTGCATCCTTATAAGCAGTAACTCCATTAACTAAATCAAAGAAAGCTCTACCACCATTAAAAACTCCTAAATAGGAACTAAATTCAATATAAAAAAAATTTCTTCCGTTACTTTTAACGTATATTGATACGGTATAATCTATATTTATAGTTTTTGACCCAAAACTATAAATATTATGAGAACCATTATTAGTACCTTCAATAAATTCAAAGGCATTGTTACTTCCATTTGGCGAAGTAAATCCACTTGCTACACTTGAACCACCTTTTACCCAATAAGCATTATCAAATGCTTCCGAATAAGTAACTAAATTACTTCTCTGTGGCTCTAACAATAAAGCACCTTTAGCATCATTACTAAAATCAATTCTTGGTTCTCCACTACCAACTGTTTCTATTAAACCAGCTTTGTTTACAACCGTAGCACTTGATGCTCTTGTAAAGTCAAAAGGTAAAGGCTTAAAGTTTCCATTTTCTGAATTGTAAGCTAACAAAGAATCTTCTTTTGTTGCCCAATTTCCGTTTCCTAAATTTAAAGTATTTGCCATATTATTTTATGCTATAAGTTTGTCCGTTAGCTAAATCTGTAAAAGATGTCCAAGAGGTTATTTTTTCTAAATCTGAATCTGTTAATGCTGAATCGAAGTATTGGATTTGTTTTGTGTTACCGTAGAAATTATATGCTCCATCATTATTTCTAAATTGCAATGTTGATAAACCACTAAATGTCATTCCATTTAACGCTGTATCTGCTAATATTCCATTGACATATAATTCAGCGCTTGTTGAATTATATCTTATAGCTATTTTATTATTATTTGTAATTGCAACTGATAATGCTCTCGAAATAACTGTCAATCCTCCTATTAACTGCCAAGTTAAACTACCATTTTGGTTAAAAAAAATTGAAATTTTATTAGAAGCAGTCCCATCGCTTAAAGTAATAAATCTATAAATAAGCGTTGATGCACCCTCTAAAGCACTTATCTCCGCCATCAAAACACCCTCTGAATCATTAAACGTAGAAGCATCTCCAGCACCGTTAGCAGTTTCAGCTGAACGAGTAACTGCACTTCCGTTAGTTGGGATGTAAGAGGTTGGATAAGAACCTTGTTCTAATTGTGCGCCGTAGATGTAAATATAACTTGTACCATCTCCAGTATAACTATTACTGGGAGGATTGCTAGGAGTTCCAGAATTCTGTATATTAATTCTTGCGTATAAAACATTTCCTATGAATACTCCAGTAATTGACGATGTTAATCTGTACCAACCATTACCATAATTTTCAATTTTATCTATTGTAGAGAAACCACTTTTATTGTATGTTTTTGTTACAATACCAAGTTCTAAATCTACTACAACCATTGTATTCCAATTAGTTGTATCACTTGTTGTTATTGAAGCAAATCTTCTTGTGCCTTTTTTAATAAAACAACTAACTACGTTGGTTGATGAACTTGTTACAATATTTTTCAAAACCTCTTGTCTTGAATTAGATGTACCCTCTATTAATTTACTTGCGTTTAAAGTACCATCTGGCGAGATTTCTTCGCTAGACGTTACAGTAGTATCTGTTTTGTTCCAATACGCATTATCAAATGCCTCACTATAAGTCAACAAATTAGTTCTCTGTGGCTCTAAAATATGATGTGGACAACCAACAACCTTACCATCAATTAAAGGATAGTTTAATCTTGATTTACCAACTGCAACTGTTTCAATTAGTCCATCTTTATTTATTCTTGTAGCTACTGTATTTCTTGAAAAATTGAAATCCCCTACACCATCTGCTGGTAATACGGAATACAACTTGCTTCCTTGCGTTGCTGGTATGAGTGCTAATTTTGGTTTTGCCATTATCTTTGTTTTATATGTTTTTTAATCCTATTGTATGTATTGTATCAGCTAAACATTTAACTGCTTCTACTTCTTGTCTGTCATTCATATTGAATTGCCCTTGTATCATATCAGTAGATGTACCTATTGAAGATGCAGTATCAATTGTATTTCCCCACCAAGTACTATTGTAAATATTATTTGCCATTTGCTTTCTCTTTTAAATACTTTTCTAATTTAACAACGTTTACTGCTTTTGGTTTATATCCCATTATATTACCCAATTTGAACCACCTACATTTTTAGTTGGATATACGTCTGAATCTACATTTTGATTGTATTCTGGAAACTTTGAAGTATCAAAGCAAATAAAATCTACAAATCTTCTTGTGTAATGTTCTGCAAATTCTCTTTCTTTTTGTACTAAAAAATCAACTTCATCTTTAGAAGCAGTTTCAGAGTTTTCCGAAGAATGTTTAAATATTCCGCCTGATTTGACAGAAAATGCAGCGAATGGTAAATAATCAACCATAGCATAGTGTATTAACATAGGTTGTATATATTCTGTAACTAACGTTAAATAATCTCCAGTTAAAGTACCAGCTATAATATCAGCAGATATTTTATCATATAATTTGCTTCCTAAATAGTTTTGTATGTGTATCTCTTGTGAGATTTTCACATATTGTATGAATAAATCAGTATCAACATTACCATCTATGATAGTGTTCTTTACTAAATCCGTTCTACTTATAAATAATGCAGTTGCCATATCTTATCTTTTATCTTGGTGTTGTCCAGTTTCCTCTACCATCCTTAAAACCTCTGTCTTGCATATCTCTTGGTCTTTTTGCAACATCTTTTGCGTTTACCTCTGGTTTAAAT